TCGATGGTGATCGAACCTCTGGCCGGAATCGATCGGCGCTCGACCCTGATACGATCTAAAGAATGTCGCTCTGCCAATTTGCCCCCCAGTGGCAAATTCGGGTGTTCAATCTCTCAGGTGCCACGGCGTTTCGATTAAGCCGGCGCCGGCGTCGGATTGTGCCGCGTGAACGCGCCGGTCCGACTGGTGCAGGCGCGTCGCTTCGATCGGCACATAGCCGGCCGGAACGAAATTCGCGCGATAAGACTTCCGCTGCCTGAAGGCGCGGCGCTTGGTCGATGCGGTTTTCTGTTTCGTTGCGGCAGGCACAGGCGTCAGTCCCAGTTTTGAAAGGTCGGCGTTCACGGTCTTCGCAAGATCGGCATGAGTGCGTACCCATTCGGCCGACTTGCGCTTGGTCATTGTTCTCGCGCCTCGAAAAGAACACCGGGGGTAATCGGGCCCCCGGTGTTCGCCACAGCGGAGGGGCGCTCAAAGCCATCCGCGGGCAGCGAGCCATCGGATGACTGCACTGGCCCAGGATGGGCCGATGCTTCGGTGCCGGCCGGGGGCCGGAAGATTTCGCGGTACAACTTGCGGGCCTCGACGGCTTCGCGGCCCTCACCGACACCGACGGCCAGCAACAGGGTGTGAAGCTCCGCGAGAACCTGTGGGCTTTGAATGCGCGCATCATCGCTGCCGATCTTCCACATCAGCCAGGCGCGGACGCGCGGCCGGCGCCGGGCTGATGTGATCAGGCTGGCGGAATCAGGCGCCTGGACTTTCGCCTTCCACTTTTTCGCGGCAGGAACGCTGCGGCCCGCGATGTTGGCAGCTTCCTTCGCCGTGAGATCGGCGATCTGATCGCAGAATTCGTCGGCAATCTCTGCATTTGTCACCGGTGCGCGGGATACAAATGTATCCTTCAAGGGATAGGAAAATTTCATCGGTTCGCTCCATAAATCCGGAGCCAACTGCAACGCTTCAGTTTGATCGAATGGTTTTGATGCCGATAATTGGGGCCCCGCGCGAACGGGGCCTTTTCTTTGAACGGCGTGCGCGTGCATCGTCATGCGCACGCTCCCGCAAAAATTGGTGCCGGGGTTTTCACCCGACTGCGATCACGCATTGCCAGCCTGCCGCGGGCAGGAACCAGGTCCGCGATCTCTCTTCCCGTTACACCGGTGAAAGGCAGGGCGCCCCTTTTCTGACCGCCCGGTGCTGCTACGCTTCGCTCACGGCTGCACTTGCTAGCGTACCCCCCCTGCATCTCCGCGCGTGCACCAGCGCGTTGAACGATGCCAGCCTGGGGTCGAAACTTGGAAGCAGAGGCCCGATTCGAACGGGCGACCTCCAGCTTATGAGGCTGGCGAGCTACCGCTGCTCCACCCTGCTGAATGAAAGCCGCGCGGCGCTCCGGTGCGCGTTCCCCGCGTACCGATGGGCGCCGCACGGACCCGGGACGCGCCGTTTCCGCCGAAGCGTGTATGCGCATGACGAATGGGAAGAAAAGAGCCAGACGGTCCCCCCGTCTGGCAGTTGCGGCGCGCATCTGACGGTGAAGTCCATGCGCGCCGGCAAAGAGTGTGAGGAACGGGCCCAAGACCGCCTGGAGGTTCATGCCGCCCTCCGAGGTTTGGGGGGCTTAATTGTGGCGGCTTGGTATCCAGCGATGAATTTACGGACTCGCGCTGCAGTCTCCGGCCACACGCGCCTTCCTTTGCGGATCTCGCCGATAAACTTGCCGTCGTTCACCGCGCGCAATCCGAAAGCGGTCTCCGTGAGAGAGACCCCGGGGCGCGATAGGAACGCGTCGATTTCGTCGAGCAACGAATCAGAAGCCATAGCCCGGGCACGCTGATGGGTTTCACCCCACTTGTCAATGGGCCAGAACCCAGTGGCGCTGGCGCGGTCCGTTTTCCATCATTTTGTATGCGAATCCGAAATGACTGGCGGCAGCGATTGGCCGAGCTCGTAGAGGAGCAGGGCGGCAATCGAAAAGCCCTGAGCAAAAAGTCCAAGCTCAACGAAACCTATCTGAGAGACATTTTGGAAAAGGGCCAAACCCCGACGGCCGCCTCCGCTCAGAAGTTGTCCGACGGGCTCGGCGTCGACATTGGCGCCTGGTTTCTAGATGCTGGCACGCGGGGCCGTGATCAATCGATCGTCGACGTAGAGGGTGCTGAATTCGCACGGTTGCCGGTTTACGATATCCGATTCGCCGCAGGCGCCGGCGCGCAGAATTATGAAGAGGCGCCAATCGACCACTTCATCATGAGCTTGTCGCTCTTGCGGTCGATGACCAATGCGCCGCTTACCGAGATTGGTGTATTCCAGGTCGACGGAGACAGTATGGAGCCGACCCTCTACCACCGCGACTGGATCTTGGTCGATCGGCGGCGAACCCACCTGACAAATCCAGGCATTTACGCTTTGAACGTCGAGGGCGATGCCGTCATTAAGCGCGCGTCCCAGCACATTGAAACGCGTGCCGTGACCCTAGCGTCAGACAATCCCAAATATCAGCCGCAGACCATAAAGAAGCTGGACCGCCTGATCGTCATTGGGAGAATGTTCCTCTCGATCCGGCGACACTAACGCCCGCCATTCCTGGCGCGCTCAAGGCGCTCACGCTCTGCTTGTCCAAGAGCTTCTACGCTTAACCGCAGTCGGCATTCCGTCACCGCGGCCTCGCCACGATCACCAAACTGCTCCTGGCAAGAACGATCAATTCTTTCGCGAAGGCTTACCTCCGAAGGCCCGATAATTGCCCCAAAAATCACGAGGGCTGCGAACCCGGCCACGGGTATCCCAACTATCAGCATCAAGATGCGGGCGCCGCTGGATCTCTTCAGGGGATGACCGCAATTCACGCAAGCCTTCGCCTGCGCTGAAATTTCATGCCCACATTCAACGCATTTTTGCATGGCCATGGCCTGGTTATTCCTCCACGCGGAGTATACCTTGCAATTCCATACAAGCAGCAGTTTCTTCGGCAGTGATTTCGCCATCCGCGTCTATGAGCTGAGCTGCAGCCCTCATCAGGCAGCGCGCATGCTCGGCATCACGAGCAATCGCTTTGAGCCCCTGTGAAACAAGGAACGAATCGGGGCGTTGCCGGTCCAGAAACTCTGCAACGATGGTCCACTCAAAAGGCCGATCACCGGCGCGCTGCTCGGCATACCAGCGGATCGCGCCGCGCTCTTCAAGAATGTGTTCGCCGTCGCACTGCGCTATGTACAAGAGCGTCCGCAGCCCAGGCGCAAGTTCGCGAAGCAGAGCAACCACAGCATCTTGCTCGGTCATCGACGATATACATCCAGCGAAAAACCGCGTTGGATTCTCAATCACCTCGCCGGTTGTGATGCGATAAAGGGCCTGCATGCGATCCAATCGAAAGCTTCGCGGCGCGGCACGTTCCCAACAGAAAGCACGCATGAACACATGACCATGAAAGGACCGGCGCAGCGCGCGGACTGTAACTCGACGATGCGTTTCATTTCCTTTGGCGTCCCGATACACAAGCCCGAAGCTCTGCCCGAAGACATCGGCCTCACTTAAGATATCGTCGCCGTCGAACTCTTCATCCGGGTGGTCAGAGACAAAGGGCGTAAAGCCCGGAGGCGGCGCCGGTGGCGATATCCTTGGTGAAGAGTGCCCGCCACGAATTCTGAAAATAAGTGCGTCAAGCATGACGCCCCCCCCCGCAGCCCGCGCTCGTGATTGTGCGCACAACATTCCCTTTACCAAAGTGGGTTTCAGCCCATTGACAAGTGGGGTGAAACCCATCAGCGTGCCCGCTGACGAATCGCGGGGCGGGGCACATGGCATCATCACCCTCAGATGGCTTTCTAAGCCCTCAGCTTTGGGCCGGGATATCGGTCTTCGGCGCGGCGATCAGCCTGATCTTCGTCTTGCTGATGATCCGTTTACGTCGCCCTGAGCGCGTCTCCAGTCGAACCGACACTGAAACAAGCCCACCGCACCAGCGCGACGGGCGAATGGGGGCCCGTCCTATCCCCGGCGCATTTCAGTCGCCCAGGATGGCGGACGGAACGTTCAAGAAGGTCGCGCTGTGACCGCCGCCGGCAAGGTCGGTGCATCGTGAAACCGCTCGGCCGCAAGAACTATGGCTCCATCCCACACCTGCCGTGCAGTCGCATGGGGCCTGCCGATCACGCCTGCCACGAAGGCCAGCAACGCATTGCAACCGAAAGGGCGCGCGATCGCCATGACGTGATCATCGTCACCGAAAAGGTTGACGGCTCGAATGTTGGCATCGCCCGCATCGGCGATGAAATCCATGCGATCGGTCGCGCTGGTTACCTTGCGCAAACGTCGAAGTACGAACAGCACAAGCTCTTCGCCGCATGGGTCCTGGAGCATAGACCGTTCTGGCTGGATGTTCTGCAACCAGGCCAGCGCCTCGTTGGGGAGTGGATGGCCCAGGCGCACGGCACCCGTTACGCGCTGCCGCAGGGGCCCTTCGTCGCATTCGATCTCATGGAGGCGGAACAGCGGGCTCCATTCGCGACCCTTACGCAACTCTGCGCGCGCTTCGCCGTGCCAATGCCGAAGGTCATGCATTTCGGCTCACCGATGCCGGTCGAGACTGCGATGGCGCTGCACGGCGCCGGCAATCACGGTCTGCTCGACGAACCAGAAGGTTGCGTGTGGCGCGTCGAACGCCGCGGCGTCTTCGACTTCATGGTGAAGTGGGTGCGCCCGGACAAGGTCGATGGGAAATTCCTTCCCGAACTCACCGGCGAAGCACCGGTGTGGAACTGGCGCCCGCAGGCGGTGGCAGCATGACGCCCTACACCCCGCCGCCTGAGCGTGAGCGCTCCGCCTGGCTGATCGCGCTCGATGGCCTCTGCTTCTTCGGCCTGATGCTGACGCTTGGCGCCGCCGCGATTGTCTCGATCGCCATTGAAGGGGGGCTTCCATGAAGGTCTCACGCTATTCCGATTTCGAAGAGCCGGCTGGCGATCTCGATATTGCCGTGATGGACATGGGCGAACCGCCGCGGCCAACACCGGAACAATATTGGCTGGGTGTGGCGCTGCTTGTGCTGCTGGCCGTGTCGCTCTGGGGTTCGGCGAAAGGCTATATCTGATGGCCCGCGCCGAATTCACCAAGCAGACAAAGCGCGCCACCTTAAAGAGAGCGGAGGGTAGGTGCGAGGCGCAGGGCGCCCTCTACGGGCTACCCCTGGGTCAGCGGTGTAACGCCTCACTCGCCTATGGCGTTGAATTTGACCATGTCGTCCTTGAGGCCAACTCGCACGATAACAGCCTGGAGAATTGCGGCGCAGTCTGCCCAAAATGCCATCGCTATAAGACCGATCACCACGACACACCGACGGCGGCAAAGACGCTGCGGCAACAGGACAAGAACGTCGGCATACGAAAGCGTAAGGGCCGACCGTTCCCAGGCTCGCGTGATTCCAACTTCAAAGTGAAGATGACCGCGACAGGTCGCAAGGTCGAAAGGCGGTGGGGATGAGTCCGCGCCCGAAGGAGTTAGATGAAAGCGTGTGCCGCCGCGCCGCCGAAATCCTCGCCCCACATATCCACGAATGGCTGGATGGCAAAGATGATCTCGAAGGCATCGTCGCTGACCTGATGAGAATTAGGTCGTGGCCGAACGATGGCTACAGTTTCGCAAAGGAATTGGAACGTCTCCACTACGAGCCCGATGCGGTGCTTGTTGAGTTGCTGGATGGCTCTTGTGCGATGCGCAAAGCGCATGAAGAGGCCGTCCGTGCATGGGTGATCGCCAATGGCATCACGCCCGCGCTGGCGACGGGTGATCGTTGCACCTTCACTGGCTTCTGGCGAGGCACCAAGAGCGGCGTCGTATCGGGAATTTTAGCAGAGCGCGGCGTTTACACCGTCATTCCTGATGACGAACGCGAAAAGTTCGCCGGTGGCGGTGGATGGGTTCTGCCTTATGAGGGCGTGCAACCGGAGCAACGCGCCGAACCGGAGATTGCACAATGAGCATCTCCCACGACGAACTGATGCAGGCAAGCCAAGCGGTCGACGTCAGTCGCGAGTTGGCCAACGGCTTCCTGGTCAACACTCGCCGCGAAGTCGCATGGGGCGCCGATCAGGAATTCGATGACCGGGAACCTGGCGCGAAGGGCACCAACTGATGGGCGCTCAGACCGGCATCGAGTGGACAGACGCAACCTGGAATCCGATAGGCGGGTGCGAAATCCATTCGCCAGGCTGCATCAATTGCTATGCGCAGGGGATCGCAGCATCCGGCCGCCTTCGTGATCATCCCGTGTACAAGGGCACAACGTCGCCGTCGAAGGCGGGGCCCGTGTTCAACGGCACCCTCACCATTCTTCCCGACGATCACGCCGGCTGGCGCTGGCCGTTGACCTGGCGTGGCGCCAAGCAACCGGTGCTTGGCCACGGCAAGCAATCCCTGATCTTCGTCGGCGATATGTCGGATCTGTTTCACAGGGACCGCGGTTTCACCACGATCGACCGCGTCGTCGGAACCATTCTCCTGTCCCAACACACCGGCCAGCTTCTGACCAAGCGCGCCGATATCATGGCCGACTATTTTCTCTATCCAGAACGCGGCGAACTGATCTCCGGCGTCATGGATTTGCACGCGCCGGCGCATTGGTGCCGGCGCGAGATCGACGATTGCGGCGGGCTTCCGAACGATCGGTTATGGCTCGGCTTCTCAGCGGAGCGCCAGAAGGAATTCGACGAACGCTGGACGCACATGCGCAAGCTCGCCGAAGTCGGTTGGACGGTCTTCGTGTCTATCGAGCCGATGCTCGGCCACATCGTTCTACCGGATGACTTTCTACAGCTCGGGCGGCGCGCTCAGGTGATCTGCGGCTTCGAGAGCGGATCGAAGGCGAGGCCGGGACATCCCGATTGGGCAAGGCTACTTCGCGACCAGTGCGCCACCGCCTCGGTTCCGTTCTTCTGGAAACAGTGGGGTTCGTGGATTGACGCCGATCATTGGCTCGACCAAATGAGCCCGGGCACGGTGCTCTACAAGAGTTATCCCACACCTTGGAATCCGGCGCGCCCGCTCAATTTCGATGACGCCGCAATCCTTGCCGCCATAACCGGCCGCGAAGGCAAATTCGAGCACCACAGCTCCGGACACACGATGATTCGCGTCGGCAAGCAATCCGCCGGCCGCCTTCTCGACGGCAAGGAATGGAACCAATTCCCGGAGGTGGCAGCATGCCAATGAGCCCACCGCTGTGCCGTACCTGCGGAGTCGCCGAATGGCGGCACGTGTGCATCGGCGCTCCGAAGGTGCGCGAGAAAGCACCTAAGCCTGAAAAGCCAAAGCGCCCATCACCGCGGAAGAAAGCAAAACCATGAGCGGCGTTGGGCGAGCGGAGGCGGGATTGTGAAAGACCGACCGATCCTTTTCTCGGCGCCGATGATCAGGGCGCTTCTTGAGGGCCGCAAGACTCAGACGCGCCGGCTCGCCTGGCGCGATGGCCCAAAGGATGAAGGCGGTGTCGTCGCCGTCCGTGAGGCAAAGCCGTCACTCTGGCAGAAGGTGAAGCCGGGTGAGCTGTTTTGGGTGAAGGAGACGTTTGCCCAGGAACACCCGCTCGCTGTGCAGGAGGGGCGGTATTCCCAGGAGGGCCGGGCCGGCATTCCAGGCCCACCACCTATCAACTATCGCGTGATCTATCGTGCCGATGGCGAGCCGCTGCAGGTGTGGCGAGTTCATGACGGACATCCTTATTTTTCGCTCAGCGGTCCGGCGGACGAGGTCGACGCTAAGTTTCCTACCGTCGCCAGTAACTTCACTCGGCTTGGCAAAGCAATCCACTGGGCCTCGCCTCTTCACATGCCGCGCTGGGCTTCGCGCCTCACGCTGGAGATCGCAGCCGTTCGCTTGCAGCATCTTCAGGAGATCAATGAGACAGACGCGATCGCCGAAGGCATTGGCTGGAGCGCCATGTCTGAAGGGTATTCGAGCGAGCCGGACGATGGTGGTCCCCATTACCATGCGTCAGACCCGACCCGGTCATTCGAAAGCCTATTCTGTTGGCTTCATGGCGATGAGGTCTGGAACGCAAATCCGGAAGTCGTCGCCCTCACCTTTACCGTCCACAAGATTAACATCGACACCTTCCTGCGGCAGCGGGAGGCGGCATGAAGCATCTGTTTGCACTCAGGGTCAGCCCGACACGCGAGGAGCGGCGTGCACTGGAGGCTGAAAATAAGAGGTGGCCCGCCAACCTGGTGCGGGTGCCCGAAGAGGCGCTGGATCGCAGATCAATCATCCCGCGTGATCATCAGCCAGATGAGGTGTGGCGCTCGCGCGATTTTCTCGTTCAGGTCTTCAATGAAAAAGCCGGCGTTGTACGGCTCTCAGTCATTCGGACATGCCACGACGGCAACCAATGGGCCGACGGCATCACATGGGACGAGTTGCAGCGCCTGAAGATGGAATGCGGCCGCGGCGATAAGGAGGCTGTTGAGGTCTTTCCTCGCGACCGCGATGTCGTGAACGTCTCAAACATACGGCACCTGTGGGTGCTGCCCGAGCCGCTTCCCTTCGTGTGGCGAAACAAAGGATCGACGCGATGATCGTCGTTCGCGTCGAGCTATGGAGTGCCCGCACCGGTCAAAAGACCGAGCTCGCCCGCATGGAGCTTGCCAACGATGAAACCGGCACCACACAGAAGCGCAACTATCTCGTCCGCACGCTGCGCGGGCGATCGACCGCGGCGCTTAATCGGGGCCAGGCCCAGCGAAATGCGACGGTCAAGGAGTGGCCGGCTGAAGCGGTTCACGTCTGGAACCTAGTTGCCGTCGCCCTTGGTGCGATGGGGTATGGGGGCAGGCGGTGACCGCTCACGTTCGCCCAAAACGAGGACAGTCAGAACCCGTTCGCCTGTTGGAAAGACGGGAATCACCCTTGCCGCCGGATCATCCAATCATCATTCTGGCCGGGCTGTTGGGGGAAATGGCGGCAGAAGAGATAATCGCTAGAGAGCGAGAAGCGCAATGAACGATGATAAAGTCGAAGAAATTGCAAACTTGGTTGCAGCGCGCCGGAGACTGAGGGACATGCTTGCGCGACTGGCCGGCCAGGACGCATCGGATAGCCAAAGCGCTGGTTATGCTGACGCCTGCGAAATCGGCCCGTCCATGTCCGCCGCCGCCGCGGCGAAGGTGCGCCAGATCATGCGAGAGGACTTCCAATTACAGTATGATGAGATTGCGCGCAAAATCACCGAATGTGTCGACGCTCCTACGTGATGCGCGCCGCCATCTACGCCCGCTATTCCTCGAGCCTTCAGACGGCGGCGTCGATCGACGATCAGATACGCCTTTGCCGTGAGCATGCAGCGAAGCAGCGCTGGACCGTGGTCCATGTCTATTCCGATGCCGCCGTATCGGGCGCCACCATTCTCCGGCCGGGACTGCAAGGCGCGCTTGCGGCGGCACGCGATGGCTCAATCGACATCATTATCGCAGAAGCGCTCGACCGGATTTCGCGCGATCAGGAAGACGTCGCCGGCATCTACAAGCGCCTCTCCTTCGCTGGCGTTGCGCTGGTGACATTGTCGGAAGGGGAGATTGGCGCGCTGCACGTCGGGCTCAAGGGCACGATGAATGCCATCTTCCTGAAGGATCTCGCTGATAAGACCCGTCGCGGTATGCGCGGCAAGCTCGAATCTGGCAAAGCTGTCGCTGGTCTCTCTTATGGCTATCGCGTCACAGCCGTCGGAGAGCGGTCGATCGACGAGGGCGAGGCTACCATCGTGCGCCGCATTTTCATCGAATACGATCAGGGCCTATCGCCACGGCAGATCGCCAAGCGCTTGAATGCGGCCGCGGTGCCCGGGCCTGGCGGTCGGCTATGGGGCCCATCGACCGTGGTAGGCAACCGGCATCGCGGGCTCGGCGTGATCAATAACGAGATCTACATCGGCACCATGGTTTGGAACCGGCAGCGCTTCGTGAAGGATCCCGATTCCCGCAAGCGCCAGGCGCGAGCGAACCCGCGCGATGCTTGGGTGAGGGTGCCGGCGCCGCACCTGCGCATCGTTGACGACGATATCTGGCAGCGCGTGAAGGAGCGCCAAGGCGCCTATGAGCACAAGCCGCTTTCCGGCCGGCGCCGGCCGAAGCATTTTCTATCCGGGCTGATCAAATGCGCCAGTTGTGGCGGCGGCATGTCGGCGATCAATCAGACGCAGTTCGGATGCTCGACAGCCCACGATCGCGGCACATGCCCCGACCCCGCCCGCATCAACAAGAAAGAGCTGGAGCGCAGGATACTTACCGCACTTGAGTGCAACCTCGTCCGTCCGGAGGCTTTTGCCGCGTTCTGCGAGACGTTCACCCGCGTCATGAACGAGCGCCGACGCGAGCAGGCGGTGAGCATTCGCGGCCGCGAGGCAGACCTTGCCAAGGTTACGAGGGAACTGGACCGCTTCGTTGATGCGCTTGCGCAAGGCGTCCCGGCCGATCGAGTGAGAGAGCGCATGGTCGAACTCGAAGAGCGCCGCGCGGTGCTGCTGGCCCAATCCGGACAGGAAGAAGCACCAGGGCCTTACCTGCACCCCAACATGGCGGAGGTGTACCGGCGGAAGGTCAGCGAACTCGCGGCATCGCTGTCAGGCGAGCAAACCGCGGCCGCGAAGGCCCGTGAGACACTTCGAAGTCTGATAGACCGCATCGTCATCACTATGGCGCCGGAAGGGCCCAGCGTTGACCTGATCGGCGATCTGGCGGGGATTCTGAATGTTGCTTCGGCTGGAGCAATCCGAGGGTCCACCGTTGCCGGTGGACCCAAGGAATCGCGAGTTGCGGGGCACCGCACATCGCTATTCCTAGGACAGGAACGCATTTCGTTCCGCGCATCGGCCTGAGCTGTTGCCCAAGCCGGCGGGGCAGGGCGCCGGCACCTCAACAGAAAGGAAAGGGTTCATCGGGAAAGCGATCTGACCGAAAATATCGTCTCTAGGGGGAAAGGGGGTGCCACGTCCGGGCGCCCCTTTTTCTTTCCCTATTATATACTTTACTTAGCACGCTAACCGGGTTTTCTTTCAGGACCAGTCGCGCTCGCGGCGCTTGATCTCCCGCTCGACGGCTTCGCGAACAAAGTCAGAGCGCTTCTCTTTGTCCGCGAGGAGCGCTTTAATACGAGCGGCGGTGCCCTTGGGGAACCTTGCCACCATAGCTTCGTCGTTGATTCGCTTGCGACCCACGTCATAACTTAGATGACATCAGCTATTTGCACAAAGCCGGAATAGGTGATACCATCTATAAATCAGCAGGCCGGGATTAACCATGCCGGCCACAACACGAAAAAGGGTCGCGGCGTTAATGCAGTTCGGTGTTACCCCTGCCATGGCGAAGACCGGTGCCGCTATCTTGAAAGATGCGAAGGGTAGGACCCGGGAGCAACTCGCAGAAGACGTATTCGAGGCCATGTACACGGCTTGGTGTTTTCCAGATAGGAATCGGGCGCCAACAATTGAGATGACCCATGCCGTGATCGGCTTCGTGACTTGCGTTGTGCTGCTGATCGTTTTCAGTGGCGCATTTTAGGGATCCGGATTTGGGAGTGGCACCTGAGGGAGTGACCGATGCCGATATTTGAGTTTGATCGCTACATCAACGGTACCCTGATGGCAGAAGGGGTGACAATAGAGCGCGAGCCCGATCTTACCTCCGCCATGCGGGCGGCTGTGCGCCGAGCGGCGCGAGGGCCACGGGGCGAGGTTCCAGTGTTGGTACTTCGACAGAGCAAAACCCCGCTGATGGATGACCCGACCGGCCCACGCGCGAGTGCAACGGAAGCGCTGGACGCCTCCTATGCAGCCGCGCGCGCCGATACGTCCAAATTTCGGAGAGGACCCCCCTGCCAGGAATAGGAGCGATGGCGACGAAACCCACCCTCTCAAGCCCGACCAAAGCGGAGATAGACGCTACCTATGGCGACTATTACCGCTTCTGCCAAATTAGGCAGGAGGTCGCCGCTGCCCTGCAATTGTTCGCGAGCCGTCCGCCGCGCGCCGATGAGATCAAGGATCCGCGAATATGTGGATAAGCTTGCCGTGCTGCTCCGCGTAATTGAGAAGTTTCAGCGCGCCGATGACGGGCTGATGGATTGAGGGGGTGCGTCGCTATGGTCGAATTTGTTAAGTGCCATCATCCGCAGTGTCGCCACACGCGTCCGCACGCGCATCCCGTCCGTGCTGGGGACTCGCACATCCCCGAGCTTGAGCGTGTGATTCTTGGCGGCTGGATAATCGAACAGGAACAGAATGGGTTGATCGAAATACCGATGCAGCGCGTGCAGGATGTCCAGACTGGGATTCGGCTTGCGCTGCAATGGTGCGAGCCTTCCAAAACTAAACCGAGCTCTTAAGTATCCCCCATGACCTACCTCACCATCCTCGGGCCGCCCAATGTCTGACCCCATCCGCACCCTTCTGCAAGAGCAAGCCGACCGAGACGCTTCCGAGGCTGAGGTTGCCTACACGATCGAGCGCGTTGCGGAGATGGATGCGGCTCCTGATCACGGGCTGCGATGGTGGGCATTCGTGGGGATAGCGGCGCTGATCGGCGTGATTGCCTTTGCGGCGTTGGCCTGATCGCCGCACAAACAAAAACGGCCCGGACCTTTCGGGCCGAGCCGGGGAATGGATGATGACACCGCAGGACCATTCGGCATTTTGGCACAATTACGGACTAGCTCGGCCGCCTAAGGCCTGCGGAGTAAGCGATGGAATACAGATTCAGCGCGCCGATCACGCCGCAAATGAAAAAAGGCCCGAACCCCACGAGGGGCCCGGGCCAGTTCATTGGGGAGGAAACGCTGCAGTGCAGGAGGAGAGAGAGCGCCGCAGCGGACGCAACCCCGTGAGGTCGCGACCGCCAAGGCGGTTATCGTGGAATGCCAAATACCTTGTGCAAAACGATGGTTAGGGCCGCTCCACAAATCGCGGCGATCGACGACAAGAACAGAACGATGCCGATTCCGCGTTGGCGCCACCGTTCATGAATACCGACGATTTTCTCAAGAGCTTTGACCTCGAGTTTCAAGGCCTCGACTTCGTTGCTCACCACTCCTAAATTCTGGACCTGTGTCGCAATTTCATTGCGCACCACCCTCGCATAGCTGAGCTCGGTCTTAATAAAATCTAGGGCGGCCTTCATTTCGCCAAGCGCCAGGCTCACCTCGTCGATCTGAGCCATGTGCCCCTCTATTTCAGCGGTGACCGCCGCCACGCGGCATCGTTATGGCGCGCCCGCACACCCTGCCAACGCCGCCGTCTTCTCGCGATCGCGCTGGATACGTAGCCCTCGGCCGGATTTCAAAAGCTGGACGCCGACGAAGATGTCCGGCGCCATGGCCAGCGCTTCATCGGTGTCGGGATAGGCGGGCTCCTCGCCGAGTTCCGGCCGGCACGGCACCTGGACCGGGACCTTTACCTCCACGGTGCGGACGATCGGCTCCGGCGCCGGTCGATCGGTTGCGCACGCGGCGAGCACCAGGGTGACAGCGATGGCCAGGAGCCTCATGGCGCGCGCTCCCGCAATAGGTCGAAGGCGGCACGGCATTCGTCGCCGGCGGCCGGCCTAGGCCGGCTGAGGATGTTCGTGGCGGCGCTGGCGGCCTTAGTGCCCTCAGCGCGCACGGCCGCGACGGCGGCTCGAGCCGAAGCGGCGATCGCATCAGCGTTGCGCTGCATCTCTTCGACGGCCGTGTTCTGTCGGCCGATCGCTTCGGTGAGCGTCACGCCGTTCGTCTGGCAGGTGGACAGCCTGGCGCGCCAGCCCGTCGCAGGATCATCGATCTGCTGGTGCAGCTCAGTGACTTGGCGCTCGAGCCGGCCGATCACGACGCGATCGCGGATCCAGACGAACGCCAAGGCGAGGCCGAGCGCGACGGTAGCTGCGGTGGTGAGGGGCCCAATGATCGGCCCCGCCAACAACCTCAGAATGCCCATCGCAACACTCCCCACACTGGCCAGCACAGCACCAGCGAGCCGAAGGCTGTGCCGATCCAGAACGCGGTGAGCGGCCGCGGCTTTATGAAGGCACGGAACGAAGCCCAACCCTTACGGGCGTCGTCTCTGGCCTTTTCGATGTCCGCCATGATTACTCCTCTGGCTTGCCGGCATTGATCTTCGCGACCTTGGTTTCAGCGTCGGCCTTCACCTCAGCCCGCTTGTCCATGCCCTTAACGGCGAAGAGGGCCGTCAACACACCGCCGGCGACGGTGAGCTTGGCGGAATCGACAAACGGCAGGAGCACCGCGGTCGCGAACGATTGCGCTACGACAATCATCGCCAGCGGCCGCGCTACCTCGCCGATGCGAACGATGACCTTGTCCCAATCGAGCTTCATATCGAAAAGTCTTTGCTGCGCTCATCAAGGTACGGCACGCCTAGTTTTGCCATCGCGTCGTTGAGAGTTTTCATGGCATCTGAGTGCGACTTGGCACCGAAGCACATAAGACGGAGCGGAATGCCACTCTTGGTCAGGTCGAAGGTGTGCGTTTTGCCATCCTTCATGTATTCCCACGCCGCCTGCGATATCGCGAAGATGATGATCGGCGGTTGGCCGTCGCTCGTTGGCGCAAGAGCAAATAGCATTTGATCTTCGCGCGTCATGTTCCCACCCGCTCGGCCGTGCCATCCCAAACAAATTCGCCGTATGATCCAACCGGAAGATACTTTCCGCAGCCGCAACAGAACGTCGAGCCATAGTAATCTGGCTTGCGCGCGTAGGTCTCAGCGATGGCTTGCGGCATCAGCGTGCGCGTCCCGCACCCCTTGCCAATCTTGTCGAGTCTGTCCTGGGTCCAGAACATGCCGGCGCCGTCCGGATATGCTTCAAACTTCACGTATCCGAAACGGTCGTAACGCTCGTGTTCTTCCGGTGTCAGTTCGCGAAGCGGAAATTTGGCGCCGGGGGCGCCGACATGCACGTAGCCATCGCGCACCGGGCGAACAAAGCCCTTCGCCCGTTCCGTCTCGCACAAAACCCAATGATCGACGAACTGGCCATCAGACCGCTTAGCAGCGTTCGGAACGCTTGCATCCTCCGGCTCTACGGCCGCCTGGCCTGATACTGTGCAGCGGGTCATGGATCAGAGCATCACCCTGACGACGCGCTCGCGCTTGTTGAGCGGGCACGCCATCTGCATGCCCTCCACGCAACGCCGGAGCTGCACATAGCCCTCATGGCACGTCGCGATGATCTTCCCGTTGCCGGCGCGAAGCCGCCACCGGTACTGCCGCTTGCGGTCGCGATAGATTTCAAATATCTGGGCACGCTTCAAAGTCTTCTCCTTCGTTTCACGCGATAAGATCAGAGCCATCGGTGAAGATGGCTTTGGCGCGCGCAGTGAGGGCGCGGCGCTCTTCGAGGCCGTGCATCGCGGCGCCGTTCACCTTGCGGGTTACGCCTTCGACATCGTCGGCATCGGCAAGCGCGTTGCAGCCGGCCGCCTTCCAGAAGGAAAGGGCGATGCGCACCGCGACGTCGACACGGACGGCCTGTTCGGGCACCGCGACCAGGTCGATGCCGAGCGCCGCGCCGCGCCGGCGATAATTCTCCTTGCCGGTGAGCTGGATCAGCCCGCGGCCGCGGTAGCGATAGCCATCGCCGGATCCTTCATCACCATTGCCGAGCTTGTTGGCATAGGCAGCATTGGCCAGCGCTTCGGGCTTGTGCTCGAGGGCCTTGGCGCGATCGGCCAGGCGCGGCCACACGGCCGGAATCCGCGCGGCAGAATAGTTGAGGTTTTCCTCAAGCCGCGTGAACCCGGCGCTCTCGTGAGCTATTTGCGCAAGGAAATGGGCGCGCCGGAGATGTGTGTTGACACCGAACTTGGCCGCCTCTGTTTCCAGCGCGTCGGCGGCAGCTTCCATAATGCCGGGGATCTCGCGCGGGCAGAGCCGCGCAAGGCGTTCGACTTCAAACATTGGGGCGACCTTATGTGGGCGCGATGGAGCGGATGCGAGTCCACCCTGCCAGAACGTCACCATTCGACGCCTCGCATGAAATAACGAGGGTGTAGACGACACCACCCAATGTGTCGCCGATCCTGAAATTGACAGCCGCATTGGTCCGGCCGGTGCCACCGATTGCTTTTGCCACCGTCGCAATCCGAGGGGATGAAAGCACCCGTGATTGGGCATCCTCATCGACTCCGTCGTAGGGGAAGACTGTCACGGCGGGCACGCCTTCAAGCTCGACGTCTGGCGCCAGGAGTAAGCCGAAGTCGAAACTTATAGTCGCCTTTTGAATAACAGCGACGATCGGCGGCAAATCACGTGCTTGTGGGTTTTGCCGCTGCGCTAGGCGAACGACATGATAGCCCGCCGGCGTATCGGGATCCTCGCTGGCGGCCGCAAAAGCGCCCGCCCCGCCCCATTGCAGAAACGCTGACGCGATTGAGCGGCCACTCCAGTTGAAAAGAGGCATCATGGCTGGCACGGAAACCCAAAACAGTTATCGTCGGCGCCGGCGGCCTTGAATTCAAACGAGACAAAGTCACCATTCAGGTCTGCGGCTGCAAAATTGATCGTGTACCAGCCAAATGCGATTTCCTGAACCGCATTGGCGCAGGCCGCGAACGCGCCGTTGTCGAGTCGACGTTTTGCCGTGATTGTAAGGTTTGGTGCACCAGTTACGTGGTCGGTTGAGCTGACCATCCGGAAGGTGAAATTCGGGAACGCCGTGTTCTTTCGAAACTGGCGAGGCAGGGCGGCGAAGACCGCCGCGATGTCTGCCGCCGTGGAAGCCCCGACCGGAGCACCGAGCCTTGCGTAGACCGCGGCGACGGCAGCCGTAAGCGCCGGCATCTCGGTATCAAGAAGGTCGTCCACCGCATCCACCGACGCCTGTGACGCGCTAGCATCCAGGATGAGGTCCAGCCGTCCACCATTCGCCCAGTCAACTTGCAGCTCGTTCGTGTCTACCAGGATGATATCGACAGTGGCCTGCGACGCCCTGGCATCTAGGATTAGATCAAGGCGCCCACCGTTCACCCAATCGATTTGCAGTTCGTTGGTATCAACCAGGATAGCGTCGGCCGCCGCCTTGATTGCCGCCGCATCGGCGGCGAGGCTCACGCCGGCGGGCGTCCCCAATGTCGCGGCCAATTCGGCGAGCGTCACCGCCAATGCCGATAGGCTGGTCGCGAGATTGTCGATCTTCGAAACAGAATTGGCTTGCAGATAAGCCCACGTTTCGGCAGCGACCGAAGCCGTGGTTGCCGGCTCGATGCCGAACGGCACGATCTCAAAGGTTGACGTGTTGTCGGGCGTCGTGACCCAAGCCTGATGCACTGTAGCAACCTTCGTCGTGCCATTGTAAGCGGTAATGACGCGCTGCTGGCCCGATCCGGTGCCGCCCGTAATTTGCAAGATCGTATAATTGTATGCGTTTGTTGTCGCGCTGGCCCCGGCGTCCAGGGTCGCGGATGTTGTCCCCCCAGCTTGAAGAGTGCTTGCCCTGAGAATTTTGCTGTATAGACCGCCCGCCGCACCGAACGCGGCGTTCGGAAGCGCCGTCATGCCGCCGCGAACGGCATCCTGGAGATTGAGCGCGGTCAATTGAATTTCGATGTCCACTGACACCATATTGGTGGCGCCTCGCAGACATAGGGTGGCGCTGTCCGCCCCCGTGGCAACAACGGCGTCCGGCAGATCGAGGCGGTAGTGCCCCGGCATGTTTGTTGCGTCTACCTCCTTGAACCCGCCAGAGGTCCAGGCCGTTGTGATCGCGGCCAGCGTCGCGAGCGTGATTGCCACTGCGGCTGCACCGGGACGGCGGTAGTATGCCGTAAGATTGGCGGTGTCGAAGGCAAGGCCGGTCAGCTTTCCGCCGGTCGTGGAGGACGAGTCATAGACAACGATGTCGATTGATTGACTCGTTGCGCCCTTGGCGATTGCTCTTTTCATCCTGTGAGTCCTCCGCTCATTCCGCCATGTCTAACCAACCCACCGCCGGCCGCCGCGCCGTCATCGAACTTCTTCAAGATCGGGAATACCCCGGCGACGCGCGTGTTTGTATTGGCAAAATTGTTGCCGGGATTAGCCGGAGCACCAGCACCGCCGTCGCGCTGGGTCCAGAAAAAGTCCTTGGTGACGAAGCCATCCAGCTCGGCGTTGGACGTGAAGTCCCATTGATGCAGCGTGATATTGCTGGTGCCGCGCGCCTTGACCGTGATCGCGTAAGTCGTGCCTGCTGTCAGGTTCACAGGGGCGGCGAAACGCAGATAACGCAGAAGATTGGTTCCGCCGTCGTGATCGCCGTCGAAGGCGCGTGTTGCAAGCTGGCTCGGTGTCGCCAGGTGCGAGGAATAGAGCGACAGCGAATAGTCGCGGTTTGTGCCAAGGGCAAGGAACGCCAGCGCGCCGACCAGTGCGCACGGCACATCAGGAATAAACTGATTGCCCATCTCATCGGGATTGGAGGCGTCGGCGTAAGCTGTCTGCGTGATGTTCGTCGTAAAGCACCCATGCAGCCCTGGAATATGCAGATAGGTTCCGTCAGCCTTCGCGACACCGAATGGCAGCCCTACATTGTGAGCGCTGGCTTTGACCCACGAGCCAGCGGTGTCCTTGGTCGCGTAGTATGGAATAGAGAGGCCGGCGCCAACGGCGCCGCCGCGATACTTGATGGTCAGGTCGCGATCCCAGCCTGCTCCGGCAGTCAGAACGAGCGCGACAAGATCGCCTTCGGCAACGGTGGCCGTCCCGTCCATTCCTGGAATGGTCTTGACGCCTGTTGTCGAAATCGCGGCCGAACCTGTCGCTGAGTTCGTGACCGGTGTGCCTGATGGCGTGCCGTCAGCCGCCACCGTCTCAAGGGTCGCCTCGATATTTCCGGCCGTACCCGCCGTCGTCACCGCCGCCACTTCGAAGGTGATCTGATCGGGCACATCCGTGCTCGGGCAGTGGAAGATGATCGCGAGCTTATCGCCCGCCGCGTTGAACTGCTGATTGGCGTTCGCTCCAATCGTCGCCGGGTGCAAACCTATAGGCATCAACAGGGCGGGATTACGGATGAGCGTTAGGGTCATCTAGGTTCGATCCTTATCGCGTCAAATAATCTTCGGGAGGGGGCATCCATGCTGGGCATGGGGCGGCGTGCACCACAACGAAGCCAGCGCGCTTGTAAACGTCATAGGCAAGCGGCGCGCCTGTGAACCTGATCGTATTCGCGCCGTCCACATTCACGGCGGTGATGGCCGCGACGTGCACAGCCTCACGCCCATGAATGAAATGTGGCCCTATGCCGCTTCTGTTTTGCAGAATGAGAACGTCGCCGGCCGCCGTGCCCGCAGGGACCGCGACGGCGGTTATGAACTCAGCACCCGCCGTGTGATTGCCGACAATCGTCGAATAGCCGCGTTGCGGGATGCCTGACGTTGCGCCGATGGCAATCTTCTGCAAGGCCCCGGCGTTGTCGATGTACCCGATATAGGCGGGCCACCAATTCTGATGGTCGGAGAGGCTCCCGGCGTCGGATGTTCCAGCGAACTCATCCATGGTGCCCGAGCCGGTTTTGCAGTAACCGACCTGGCGAAGAAGAATTGTGTTTGCCACCGTTGGCGGAAAATCACAATTCGCGCCACGATTGGAGTAGCTCACGAACCCAGCCGGATCGGTGCCAAAGCACGCGCGATGGTCAGAGCCCGCGCTCGACATAATTTCAGCCGATCCGTAATTCGCGTTCGGCGCATCGTCGGGATGGTTCATGGGCGGCAGGCCCATGCGGGTGTTGATGCCCGTCGCGCCGGTCGTGAAGTCGTGCCGCATAATATTTCCGTCGCTATAGATGAGGTTGTGGTTGCCGGTTCGGCCGTTAATGATGATGCCGTTCGACATCAAGTGGTTGTTGATGTTGTCCCAGTGCGTCTCTGGACTGAGTTCGCCGCTCGCATTCAAGCAGCCCTTCGCGGTATCGGCCCAGTAATAGTTGGGCGTGCCGAATTCATCGACGCTCGCCGGATCGTAAAAGCGCCGGTTTGGAAGAAGCGAATCCCATGCATCTGTCGCGAGTTTGAAGGCAACCGGCCACTGACCGAGCCCTGTTCCAGGATTGCCGACGGTATCGCTGGCGTTGAGTACGAAAGTCCCGCTTCCGTTCCCCGCGACAGTAAACTGGCCAACCCCTTCTTTGATCGTATAATCGCTTCGCCTGATCCGGGTCGTATAATTCACCCCCGTCGTCGGCGTGACGGAAATCCCCTTACCCGCGCGCACCAAGCCGGACACTGTGAAGGTGGACGAGGATGCATTGCTTGGCGGGCTTGCTCCTGTGCGACTGATTTTTCCAGCGAACGTCGTGAGGCTGCCGCCATTGTTTAAGCTCGAGTGCGATGGGTTGGAGACAGCGACAATATCTTCGTGCGATGGAATAAGGCCGCCCTGGTTGTCGCACTCGCTCGGGTATTTCGTCGGGTTCTGGCTGTACGGCATCCGGGGATGGTTCGGCTTGAAAATCGAACCTCCGGCGCGCGGATCGAGAACGGCGAAGCGATCAAAACGCCAGTCGCCGTGATCGAACCCGTCTATTGCCGCCGTGCTTTCCTGAATGAAGCCGACGCCGTGGCCAACCCACATCGTGCCACCGTTCGGGCTATTCCCATAGACGGCTGTCACGCGCGCCATGCGCACGCCCATGAGAGCGAATTTGTTGCTGCTATTGTTTGAATTATCCAGTGGGCGCGTGGACGAGACCGGGACTCCCAGCTTCGTCAGGCCTTCGACGGTAACGGTGCCGCCGACGCCATTGAAATTAGAACTGACCTTGATGATCTTGTCTTCGAGAAAGTCTTCGCCGGCATCGACGCCGTTGAGCGTGAGCGAGAACGCTCCAGCCGCAATCGGCTGACGCTGCGTTATCGACTCCTCCTCGCCGTCGTCGATGACGAAGAAACATCCGTATGAGAAGTCGAGATATGCTTCGGATTTGTAAGCGTGCCCGCCCGCACATGGGACAACGAAGCCTGTGCGATACGATTCAATCCGCACATCCTTGGAATAAACCGGGTGCTTCCTTTCGTCCGCTCCGCTGTATCCAACAAGGCAGTCGTACAGCTTTATGACCGAAGTCAGATACCGGAACGGCACACCGGCATGGTTGGAAGTTTCAATGCAGCCGTCGGCGCCCGCGCCAGAGCCGCGCGCGAACATGTTGACGGCGATGAACTCAATCGGCCCGGCAGTTGGCCCCCAACTGACGGCCGAACCGCCACTGATCGCCAACGGCCCCCTGGTCCATCCGGTGTAGTTCGGGTCTTGCCGACGCATGATGGCATCGACGTTGTCGATTGGGTTATCCACCAGAACGCCGGACGTGACGGTGGCGACGTTATCGACAATTGCCTCGATCAAAACGCGCTTCGGTGTTCCTCCCGAGCTATTGTTGGCAGGTGAGATTTTTTGGAAGTCGATCTGATGCCCAACTTGCAGGCCCAAGCCGGCGAACGTGTTGGAACCAAGCGTAACAGTCGTGCCGCCACCCGTGATCGTGATGCTGGTGAAATCGGCAACCGACCACGTTTGAATGACCCGCTCTTTTGTGAACGTGCCTTCTGGATCGCCCTCGACAATAGACGATAACGGGCCGGCCTTGACATTCTTTGTCCAGAACTTCGCATTGGGCTGACCCCATGCCCGACCGACGCCGCCAAAGATGCCCGCAACTAGCGTTGTTGACTTACCGTTTCCATCCACCTGCCCGATCAAAAGAAGATCGGTGCCGGCAATCTGGATCGTCTGCGCACTTTCATACGCAGGCATGTGCAGTTTTACCTGCCCGCCGAAATCAGTGATCCGCTGGCGAACCGCATTGAGATTGTCGAACGTACCGTTCAGCGTCGGCCGATCTGTGGACGCCATGGTCCACAGCGCATCGGTTCCGGTCAGCGTCGCTTCGTCCCAGTTGCCCGCGTAATTGACATCATTCTCGATGTCAGGCGTGGGATAAGTGTTCGGTGTCGGCGTTTCAAGAACCGTGAGAACGCGCTGGAAATCCGTGAACACGTCGTCAGGCGCCGTGCCGCGGGTCGCGCGAATGACGAGAACATACGTTCCAATCGTTAGCGCCGTGCCGAGTTTCAGCGCGCCGCCAAGGATCGTGACCGATGTGGCACCGCCGTTGTCTTGCAGCGTGTAGACCGGACCCGTGCCCGTGCCGCCCGATGCGGCAAGCATCGCCAAGTCGATGTCGTGCGCGCTGTCATAGATGATTTGCAGCGTGCCTGGCGCAAGGTCCGTGTCCGGGACATTGACCCCCGGCGGCGCCTCAGGCGCGGGATTCGCTACGACGCCAATGATGTGCATCGGTTTCCTCGAAAGATCGCGGTTTTACTGGCTGAATTCAGAGACGGTCAGAGTGCCGGTCAGCTCGTCCCAATCAGATGAGGACGGCACCTTGACGTCAGTTCCTGGGGCTGGTCGAACGCTTTCAATTACCGCTAGACGCTCAGCATCCATGAGTATTTTTTCGGCCTTCGCCTCATCTACCGTGAGACGGACGGCGGCCACGCCCTTTTCATTGACGTCAATTTTGAATGGATTTGGCAAACTCTGCCGCGCCGCCTGCTGCATTTCGTATTTTAGATTTGCTTCATCGCTAATGACGTACCATTCGTCGGCGTTCTGCACCTGCAACGGGACCATTTCTTCTTCGAGCATTCCATGCCTAAGGATTTTGTAGGTGCTGATGCTATAGATCACATAGGTGACCCTCATCTCCGCGCCTCCAGGAGAACAATCGTGGGATTGAGCGCGTAAACCGCCGTCGAGTCGGACGCAAATTCCAGATAGTAGGTTTGCGAGCCAGCGGCTGGATCGTGCTCAAGCACTACGGTGGCCGGCATGTGCAAACCCTGGCCGGCACACCAGAAGCCCGCGCTCGATGCGAGTTCGTAGATCACAGTCGAATTGTATTTGATGCGGATGCCGTATTTGTGCTGACCGGCATCATCGTTTCTGATTTCGATGAAAAACTGCGCTATAGCGCCGGCGCCGTAGAAAGAGCCCGTAAAACTACAGAGCGCAGTCCATGCCTCGCTCGCGGCCGCCTGTGTCGTACTGCCAGTGACATCACCAAGGAGCGTCGCGGCATTGGTCGCCAACTTTGGCGTTGTGGTGCTGGCATCCTGATAATCAGCCGTAGCGGTCTGCGTCGTAGTGGCTGTCGCGCCGGCGCCGCTGGATGACGGAGAGTAGGCCGACACGCCGCCGGCGCGGTCCCGATACCTTATCCAGTACCAATAGGCGGTCGCGGTCGATAGGTTCTCGTCCACGTATGTTGTCGTGCCGGCGGCCGCTTCACCGATCTTCGCGCCAGCGCCATGCGATGACGAAGCCGACCGCCATATCTCAACGACTTCAGGGCCGACATTGGCCGCGTTTGTCCAATTGAGCCGGATGGACTTGAACGACCCGGTCGCCGTCAGGCTTGATGGCTCATAGGCGATCGACGGCCCACCCAAGACGTGCGTGTATTCGGTACAAGCTGCCAGCGATTCAATCGCCTGGCCGTACAGGTTGAAGGCCGGCAGCTTGATCTTGATCGTTTTACCGACTTGGTCCTTCGAATATGGAATTGCCATGATCTGATTGTCGAGCATGGCAAACTTTGTGCCGCTCGAATGCGCACCCCGCGTTGTGCCATAGAGGCCGCGCTTCAGATACGAAAGATCGTAATTGTAGGTCGACGTCAGCGATGCATCGCGGAACGCCATCAACTCGCCATCGACATAGGCGAGCGGCGAAAGATTGTTCACATCCGTCGTCGATCCAGACGAAACCACGCCTTGCGACTCACTGAGATCGACAGAGACCGTTACACCGGTATCTGGATCGCCAGAGCCAGCGGCGGGACTGTTGGTCAACTCGCCCATGCGCGCGGGGCCGACCTGGCGTTCGACAAATTGATAATTCGAGCCGTCCCATGACACCCAAACCTCGCAACCGCCAAAGGTTGCCGGCACAGATCCAGATGCTGCTACCCACACCTCAAGGCCAGTTGGCGCGATCTGTATCGGCGCTTCGAAGATGATTGGAGTGTTGACAGGACCGGGCGCCTCAAAATAGTCCGCGACATAACCAAGGCCAGATTGTCGCGTGTACAAAGGCCGATGGCCGGTGCCGATCAGAACCTCTTCGGCAATGATCGACAGCGAGCGGTCAGAATTCTCGGTGATTTCCTTGACGCGCATCCATTGTTCGTCGAGCACCAGCCGCGAGCCCGCCGGCGTCGTCACCGAAATAATGTCCATTGGATCGAGAAGAATAAAGGCCGCGTCGATGGTGAACGCGTAGGTATTTGAAACCCACTCGCGCCCAAGCATCAGCTCTGCGCATGTGTTCGCCGCATCTTTGTCGCAGATCATGTGAAGCTGTTTGACATCGGACGGCCGAAGCTTCACGGCAATCAGCGCGTCGTCTTTTGCTTCGGCGATCGCCGGATCGTATTGGTTCGCGCGGTCAAGAAACTCAACCCGAATGGCATTGAGCTGCTTGGACTGCGGCCGCCGCGTGACGACGATCTTGTCGCCCGAACCCGATGATGCGGACGATGACGAGTTGGCCGCCTGGTTGGCGCCGAAATCCTCATCCGTCAGACCGTAGACCGGCGCCGATGGTGCTGTGTACGTCGAGCCATTCGCGGTGACGGATTGATCGCCGTATGGCACGACATCGAACTTGCCGTTGCTCCAGACGATTTCGCTATTGGTCGCGACCATCATCTCGTCGAAAAAATCTTTCGCCGTCGCATCGCCTGTCATGATGGGTGAGAGGACGAGGCCCATGGCGCGGCAGTAATTCGAATATGTCGTCATCGCGGCGATAAGCGACGGCGGAAATCCCGTCACGCCGTATTTTGCATTGGTCAGAAGATCGTTGACGATGTCGCGCGGATCGGCATCGGGCTTGCCGGCGATCGCACTATTGATGTCAAAGCGCAGAACGAACCGGTAGTTCGGCAGCTCTTCACTATCACCGAGCTGGAGCGGGCCGGCGGCGACGTAGGTTATGCCGCGATAATTAAGCGCCTCGCTGGGATGGTTGGTCGTGAGATAGCCCCAGGCGGATTGCGAATAGGAGCCGTCAAACAGCGTCATGCCCTGTTCGGCAAGCGTCGTCTCGCCTTTGTTAAGGTAGACGGTCTGCACCGAATCTATCGGGCCTTCGCACAGGCCGATCGCCACGGCCGCCTGGTAGGTGAAGGATGTTGTCTTGACGCCCTTACCGCCGCCACCCTTGCCGCCCTGGCTCTGCGAATGGGCCGTCGATTTGAAGTCGCCATACCAAAGCAGGTTGCCAGGCAGCATGCTTTCGCCCCATCCAATCGGGATGGCCCGCCCCTGAATCGAAGTCTGCACGCGAATTGCGGATGCGGCGCTTGGCTGCTTAACCTTCGGCCTTCTGGTGATCAGAAATCCCATCGGATCACCACAGGCTGTAGAAGCGGCGCGGCTTGTCCGCATGGTGGCCGCCAAGGCCGCTGTCGCGCAGCACACAACCTGCAGATCGCACCGAATGGATGATCGCCGGCCAGGCCGGATCGATCACGATTGCAGAGTGCGAGAAACAGCGGCCGAATTTCCAGATGGCGAGATCGCCCGGCTTTGGCTCTTCGACCTGGTGCGCATAGGCTTCGATGGTCGCAAGAAACCGCTCTTCCGAGCGGTGCACGAACCATTCTTCTGGATAATATTCGAGCGGAATGAACGGGATCAGACCGGCGTTGTAATAGACGAGAAACGGGAGCTGGGCGCAATCGACGCCACCGCGGTCGAGCACCGCACCATCGGCCCCGCGCTTGATCTTCAGCCGGCCCATATGGTGATAGGCTGTGCCCTCGAAGCTCAGGGCTTCGAGCACGACCGCGGCGCGCTGGTCGATCATAGGGCTGTCGTCGCCTTCGGGATGTAGGGCTGACCGCCGAAATTCGCGAGATTGGAAAACGCCGAGCATGCGGTCGTCGTCTTGTCGCAGCCAGGAAAGATTGTGAATCCGTCGCCCGTGTTCACCGGCCAGAACAGCGGCGCGGTAAGCGTCAGCGCGCCGCCGGAGAAGGATCGGATGCCGCGAGCAAAGCCGTTGTTTTGACCGCCGGTGAAGAGGATGCGACCGAGCGGAAACGTCGAGCCGGAAAGCGGGCTTAAACTGGTGTTGATCACCAGAGGCGTGCTGCCGGATTGCACGGTGCTGGATTGATCCCAGGCCGCCGCGGAAAGGCCACACCCGGCATCGAACAATGTCCACCGGCAACCGGCTTGCCAGACATTGCGCGGGCTGTTGCTCGAAAGCAGGTCCATATAGCTGATGGCAGTGAAGGCAACCGCGCTGTCGCCGACATCGCACGCGCCCATGAAGCCCTTAAAGAGCGTGAAAACGCCGGTTGGAAAAGCCTTTGAAGCGAGTTGCGCCGGCCAGGCCGAGAAGATCGCGCGGTCGACCTGCACGTCGGCGCCATCGAGAGCACCCTTCAGGATGGCTTCCGTCCACGGCAGGGAATTGATCGTGTCCGGATTTGCCGTGCCGGTCGCAGGATCGACGGCGCGCGGCGCCATCATCCATTGCCATGTGTCGACTCCGGTGCCGACTTTCCAATGCCCGCGCGGTGTTCTGCCCGCGAGATCGACAAGGGCGAGGTTGCAATAATAGATCGTGCCGCTGACGTCGACATTCAGATCGCCGGTCGCATAGCGCAGAACCGTGCCGCTTGGCGTCGTGATCGTGTAGAGATCGCAATCGACCCACGCGCCTGACAGAAGCAGCGCAGCCGTCGCGCCGGCGCTAGTCTCATACCAAGGCGTCTTCATGGCACCTTGTAACTCGTGAATGAAATGTCGCCGAGGTTCCAGAACCGATAGGCGAAGTTCTCAAATTCAGCCTCTTCGCCATCGAACTGGCAGAGCCAATCGAAAGAGCCTGACCAGCTCTGCAAGATGCCGCTCGCCGGCGCCGCGGCGAACGTGACCTTCCCAACTGCGGAGAGAGTATAATCGGTAACGGCCACCGCGCTTGCCGTCGTTGGAATGTAACGCGTGGCGCGCGAACCGTTCTCGACCATCGCGCCCCACAGTAAAACACCTTTGGTGATGTCGCCGAGATAAGACACGCCGGTCCCGTCGGAAAGCAGAATATCGGGAATGACCGCGCTCCCGCCCGATCCGATATTGGCCGTGACCGAACACCGATGCCAACCGGAAACGCCTATGTCGAATATCTCGGCCCTGAGCAACACCCCGGTTCCGGCAGTTGCTCCCAGCGTGGCCCCGGCAAGATTGAAAAACTGCCGAACATACAGCCCGTTCTTGAGATTGAGGTCCAGGGCAATGGCGTTACGACCATCGGATTTTACGAACACCGAAAGCGTCACTATGAGGTTGTCGGCCAGGCCCGCGATCGACGATGCCTGCACACTATGCGTCGAGTTGACGGCCGTCTCACGAACCTGCGTAGCGGTGCCGGTTCCATCCGGCGCGCTTTGCGAGGTGGACGGCAGCGTTGTCTCCACCTTTGCCCACGACGCGTTCGAAAAATCCTGCGACCTGATGACGACGTTGGTCCGCGCGTGACTATATTTTCGTGGGGAACACAACTCCTGATAATCGTGCTGATAGATCACTGGCCCAAGCGGGTAGGGCGAGGCGACGTCACCACCGCGCGGCGAGATTTGCGCACCCTGTTCGGCCTGCGGACCGAACAGGTACAGACCATTGGCGGCGATGCCAGTAAAATTGTAGACGCCATCGCCTGTCGACGTCTGAATCCAGAACTCCGGCGTTGTGGCGCCAGTGCGCATGTTGATCGTGAAGCCGCACCGGAACCAACCGCTTCCAAGAGCCTCCATAAAGACGTTGCGCACATTGGTTTCGGTCGCGCGTAGGACGCTGCCGATTTTGCCTGCCGACAGGTCAAAGAAATAGCCGTTGTCATTTCCGTCCTTCGGATACACGTGGCAGAGCACCCATGTGCGCTCCCCGGCCTTTGCGTAGAAGCTGACCGTATATTCTTCATTCCCGATCGCCGATGACATCGAGTGCGCGACAAGATGATTGCCAGTCGATGTGTCTTCGTTGATCTTGACCGCGTTGGTCTGAAACGGATCAGTGTAATTGGCCGACGCAATGCTAGTGCCGGTCTTGGTCCATGCCGGAAGACAGAAATCCTCAACAACCATATTGACGCGCGGCGCCGTCACGACTTCGCTGAAGCCGCCAACGTCGCGGACCAATTGAAATTCCGTCGTCGATCCATCGCCGGGCGCGAGGTACTGAACCTCCCGCCCGACCGCCGCATGACCAAAGCGCCAATCCTTCGCCTGGCTGTCTTCAAGAAACGGAAAAAGGAAGAGCTGCCCTGGCGACGTCATGGCGCGCTTCCAAAAACCTTCGAGCCGTTTCCAGTCTGCGTCTTGCAGATTGAACGATGCGCCGAACCGATACCGCGGCTGCGACCAACGCGGCAGGTTTGTTGTGCGTCCCGATTGCGCCTCGATGCTGTCACGTCGAATGATCGGCGTCCGCCTTACCGGATATTCCATGCCAACGCAGAATGGCATCTTCACCGTCATGAAATGGTCTCTAATTTTTGTTTGATGCCGGCGAGAACTTGCGGCTGATTGAAAAGCTCCAGCACGGATCTGGCGTCGACGGCATGGATGTGGAAATTGACCGGGCGGCCGGCGCCGCCCCGCCTCGCCGCGCCGTTGCTTCCCGTCATATCGCGGATGCCCTCGGCGATATTGGCCGGAAGCACCATCTCGTTTTCATGAAGCTGCGTTACCGGGGACATGCCGGCGGGAACGTCAAAGCCGCCCTCGGCTGAGAAGATGTTGAATGCCATGACGCCGGCGAAGGCCGCGGCGGCGGCCACTGGGGCCAGGAACGGGCCAACATACGGAATCCCGGCCACAGCCGAGAACGCGCCGGCTGCGGCTTTGTTAGCCGACGCCAAGACACTGGCGGCGCCGGTGGCCTGCTCAACGGCGGCACCCTCGATCGCGGCTGCGGTGCGGATGCCGACGCGCGCCGTCTCCCCGGTGGCGACAGCCGCCGTTTTGCCGGTCTCGGTCACCTGCGTCACAATCATCTGCTTGATCTGCGTCAGCGCCCAATCTTCGAGAATCTTAATCCCCATCCTGGCGAAGGTGAGAGCGATGTTGGTGGCCATGTTCGCCATCATCTGGCGGAACGTCTGAGTGCCTTGCAACACGCCGCGGAACATATCTTCGAAGCCGCTGCCGATCCCGCGCACCGCGCGCTCCCACGGCTTCATGACCGCGTCGACGGCCTTTTCCATCTCCTTGCGCGGCATGTCCTCGCGGTTCTTCTGTTCTTCGGAGAGAATCCGCACCTGCTCGCGGACGAGTGTGAGCATCTCTTCGTTGTGCTTGCGCTGCGCCTCGAGTTGGCGCTTCAGAGATTCCTGCTTCTTCTGCTCCGCATCGACAGCAGCACGGACCTCCTCCTGATAGCGCGCGTTCTCGATCTGATAGAGTTGCGAATTGATCTGGGCAACAATACCCTTCCACTCTTCGCCGCCGCCACGGGCTTGCTGCAGTTTCTCGCGCCAGAAATTCAGTTCGAAGGACCGGGCGCTGTCGCCGAACATCTTGAGGCGCAGTTCGGTCTCTTGAAGCTCGGCGCGCCAAGTCGAGTAGAGTTCCGTCGCTTGCTGTTTGGCCGATACGAATTCGACCGTAATGTCAGGCGCCTCAAACTTTCCTACCGGCGCGCGAAAATCTCCTAGAAATGCGTCGTCACCGGGAAGGGGAAAGTTCCCGCGCAAGGGCGAATCTTTAGAGGCACCTGGCGCCTTCGGAATCATCTGCTGAATGCGCCTCGCGGCGTCTTCAAGCGCCGGCGATGCTCCAAATGTCGCTATGGCTCTAACGAGCCGTTCCCAATCGAGGATGGCCTCGCCGAGCCCAACCTTCATGCGCGTGAAAAACAACGAGAAGGCGGCGTCAACCTTATCCGCGCGGGCGATCAGAGCCTTGTCGATGACAAGGCCCATCTCGTCCATTTTGGCGATGATGTCAGGATCGGCCCACTGCCGAAGAACCTGCTCCACCTCTTGCCCGGCTCTGCCGAACAATTGTGTCTCAATGCGTGCGCGCTGAGAGCCATCGGCGATTTGCAGGAGCGCATTGGCGACGGCCGGCAAGGCCGCTTCTGGCCCCTTGCCAAGCACAAACGCCGAGATGCCGAGTTCCTGGAACTCCTTCCTGTTTTCGCCGATACTGCGCGTGAAGCGCTGAATGGCTGCGTCAACGAAATTCGTATCGGCGCCCACGCTGACCGCAGCGCCGCGGTAGGCCTGCAGAGCATCGGTGCTGATGCCCAACACCTGCGCCTGGTCAGCGATGTCGGCCGTGGTCTTTACGATGTCCCAGGCCTTGTAGGCAGCGCCTATGGCGGTGAAGCCGAGCCCCATCTGGCGCAACGGGCCCATTACCGCGTCGAGCGCGCCGCGAACGCCGCTGGCGCCGCCGATATTACCGGTGGCCTGGCGGAGTTCGCGATTGAGCGTTTCGACCTGCGTGCGCGTCTGAGCGGCGGTTTGAGCAGCAGCAGCCAGCCCGGATTTCAGCTCGGCACTCGCGGCCGAGCCGGCCTGACGCATCTGTTCGGCCATCCGACGCAGATCGGCGCTGGCTGAGTTGAATTCCGCCTTTGCAACAGCGAGCTTCGCCGTCAGGTCGGTAACGCCCGCTCTGACTTCAACGTTGAGCGTTGTCACGATGCAGCCCCTATTTTTTCGTGAACAGCGCCTTCACCAGCACGTGGATTGGTGGGTGCTTGGCCCAATACCGCCGGAGTTCCAGATAATGCCGGAGCTTCATTCGGTCGATTTCGTCTGTGGTGTAGCCGCATGCCGTTCGCAACTCGGCCTTCAGCTCGGCGAAGTCCCAGTTTGCGAGGCTTGTTCTCCCGGGCTCGCCACCGGCTTCGCTTCCCCCGCTGGAGGATCCTTCGGCTCATCCTGCCATTCGAGTCCGGACGCGATCGCGATTTTGCGGATGGCCGGCAGAATTTCGGGGATTTTGAAGCGCGGTATTGCGCGGACCTGCGCGACAGTCAAATTCGGATTGGCCGTGCGCAGCGCCATCCAGATGATCGTCGTTCTCGCCTGGGCCCCCTGACGTGAATCATCACCGATTAGGGCGAAGAGGGGTTGCAGTTCTTCGATGTCGCCGAGGGTAAAATCGCCGAACGGGTATTCTTGTCCACCCAGCGTGATCGTGTTGGTATTGCCCATGTGTTTCCTCTGTCGGGGAGGTGTGGGGCGGCGCCGACAACGCCGCCCCACGGTCGCGCGACGTCACCGGTTGCCCGGCGACGCTGTTCCGGTGTCGGGCCGGATCGAAAGCGAGATGCAGCGTTAGACGTAGTCGCTCGACCAGTCGTAATAGCGGCCGAGCGAATCGGCGAAGCCGGAGCCATCGATTTCCGGGATCTCGAAGTCTTCGTTCTTCATGCCGAACGACAGTTTCGTCGCGATGCAGGCATAAAGGATCATGTTCTGCTTGTTGCTCTGGTACGAATTGCCCAGATGTAAGCGGAACGCCGGCGCATGACCCATCAACTGGTTGCTGGCGGTGATGCGCCCGCCGGTCGTGGTTTGCTCATACTGATAGGAGATCACGACCTTCAGCGTGGTGTCGGCGGCGGCGAAAGTGTAAATGCCGGTGGAGCTGGCGAACGAATATTGGCCGGTGGTCGGGGCCGAGGCGACGCGGGTGAGTTGCACGCCGGTGGCCGCGAAATATACACCGAGATCGACGCCCGGGGTCCCCGCCGACATGGATGCGGAATTCGCGACGGTCAGCGCGTAGGGCGTGCCGGGAATGGCGGTCCCGGTAGGGCCGCCTTCGTCCAGCACCTGCACCGCCGAGCCGGTCGCCAGCGTCTGGCCATAGAACGTATCGTTCCAGGCTCGCGCGTTCAGCTTGGCCATCTTGGCCTTCCAGGTGATCTTGATGCCGGCGCGCGCCACGGCAACCGGCGCCTGGTACTGGCCCATCAGTTCCTTGACCGTGTGCGAGAGCTCGACGGAGATGTCCTGCACGGTGCCAAGACGCGTGGGCGTCGGGTTCGAAATATCGGTTCTGACGGCAAAGATGCCGCCGACGCCGAAGCCATATTGCTCCAAAGGCATTGTTTGACTCCTTCAGTCTACGGAGAAAGGTGTTTCGGCGCGGCGGCGGACGTCAGAGGGCCTTCGCGATATCCGCGATCAGGTGTTCCTTGACCGCCTCGAGCCGGTTGAAAAGCTCGACCGGAATTTGGTTCATGTGCGTGTTGCGCCAGTTCACGTAAATGGCCTCAGCCTTCGCCAGCTTTTGATCATCCGGGGCGGCAGAGGCCTTCGCCGGCTTGTTGTTTGGGTCGCTCATTGCGTCTCCTATTTGAGCAAGATTTTTACGGGCACGATTGCTTTGGCAATGCCGTCGAGAACGCCCGGATATTTCTCGATCCGCCCTTCGATCCAGCAGTGCGAGACACGCTCGGGAAGATCGAGCGTCTGCACCCCCGTGACGATGTTTGGCTGCAAGGCCTCTTCGATCGAATCGAGCGCATCGTTGAGCGAGCGCTCCGGCGGCTCGTCGATATTTTCCTTGCCGCCGTTTGAATAAATCCAGATTTGCGCGTCTATCACGATCTTCGGCGGCAATTGCCGTATCTGCCGCGGCGGATAGTCCTCACCGGCGCTGATGACGAACAGCGCGGGAAAGTCATTCACCTTGAGCGCTGGACGCAGCCGTTGGTCGAAGGTTTTGAATTCGAACGCACCGCTCGCTACGGTGAACAGGGCGTCCATGACGACATTGCGAGGCGTCACATTGTTAGTCACGATTTTCCGCCTCGGCTATCCGATCGAGCTCGTCCTGAAGATCATCGACGATGCGCGATTGCATGCTCTGCAGGCTGTTGCGCATGAAATATTGCGCTTCGATGTTCACGAGCCGGGTATAGGGATCGACGATCGCTTGCACTGGATCGATCGTGCGGCCGAACGCCTGAGAGATGGAGCGCTGATGAGTGCCAACATGAACTTCGGTGTGGATGCCGAATTCGAGAAACCGCGCGACGTGCGCATGCTCGCCCGAAGCAAACACCTTTCCGACGATTGCATTGGGATAGCGGTGAACGTCGCTGCCAATGCCGCCACGAAGCGCGCCCGTCGCGCCGACCGGAGCCGCGCCTGTTACCAGGCCCTCGAGCGGGCCGATCAGGTCAACGATCTTACGGTAGAGCCCTTCGTAAAACTGGTGCGGCCATTCATCGAACTTGGCGGAAATCTCACGATCGCCGCTGATGACGACGTCGAAATCCATGTGCGCTAATAGGTCAGAGGAAGGCGATATGGCACCAAGATCGCCTCGACGTCGGGTGGAAGGTTGCTGCTTTCACCGGGCGGGCCGATCCACCAAGTCTGATTGGATAGACCGGGCTCACCAGCGCTACGGAGCGCCGGATCGCGCTCACGGCTGAACCACATATAGCGCATATACCGCAGCGCCGCGTCTTCGAGCTCCCAGGGAAGGTCTCGGTTCGTGTCGCCGGGCAGAAGATATCCGCCGGTGTACAGAACTGACGTGGCGCCCTCCGACCAAGCCCCGTCGATTTTCCGAACAATCCCCGCGGCGGCATCAATTTCGTACAGCGCAGGATCCATCGCGACCGTGCAGGCGGCTCCGCTCGCATGAGCCACCGCGTTACCATTCACACCGCGCGCCACGTTGTAAGTCGTTCCCGACTGTAGACTCAGGACCGTGACGACTTCGAGGCTGGCGCCGGCATCCAAGACCGCTTTGAACGGAAAGGAGCCGGTCAGCGCTACGGTCGCCGGCAACGTGGTCTGAGAAGCGTCCATGGCGGACGCCAGCGCCACCGCCGAGATGCCCGGGTCTATGATCGCCCATATGTTGGTAATGGGTGGACGACTGAGAACGAGCGCGGCGATGCATGAATCTGCCCGGAAGAAGTCCAAAAGAGATTCTCGGGCGAACACCCGGCGACAGGCACCATCAAGGGCTGCGGAGGCGGCCCGGACTGCCCAATTCAGATATTCGTCCGAATTCGTTTCGACCTTACCGATCATCGATTTGAACAGCGCGATGGTCGTCAAGTTCCGAGTGCTGGCGGCCTTGATTGTGGTTGTGGTTCGCGAAGTCGCCATGGGTGAATCGTCTACTTATTCTTACGCTTTGGCTTTCCCGGAGACGCCGCGGCGAGCGCGGGCTCAGGTGTGGCCGACGCGACATCCACCGGTGCGGCGATATCTTTGGCTACTTCGCCGACGGCGTCGGGCTCGACAACACGCACCGCGCGGGGTGCGGGCAGCGGGGGCGGAACGCGAACGTAACCCTCTTTCATAAGCCCCGGAACGAAGGCCTCCGACATTTCGATTTCCGTGCCAGTAACTGCCTCACGAGATTGCACGCCGATTTCGTCGCCGGCGTAGGAAAACGATTTCAGCACGAGAACCTTCATGGCTTGTCCCTCACTCAAAAACGAAGTGGAAGGTGCCCGTCTTTGCGTCGCCGCCAGCAGCGATCACGATCTTCACGCGGTCGTTTGCGAGCGCTATCGGCGCCTGAACTGCGGTGCCGGCGCCGGCAAAGAGCGAAGCAACCCCGTCAGTGCCATGCGTCGCCTGACGTGGCGCGCGCGTGGCACTGGCGTTGACATTATCTTCGGCCCACAGGGTTTCGCCTGTTGCCTCGGCTGTAATGTTGAAATCCACGCCGTCGCTGAAATCCGTTTTCACATAGCGGATCTGCGACAGCCGCCCGGTGACGGTTGGCGAATAGACCGTCGCCGACCCATCGGAGGCGGTTGTTACCGTGACGGCATGTCGCTGGACGTACATTTAAGTCTCCTCGCGAAACGGGAAACGATTAGACGGCGGCGGTGAACGGATCGGCCACGTTCGATCCGGCAGGCACGATGCCGCTACCGCGGACCGCCCAGGTATTGAGAGCGATATCCTCGACCTCGAACCAATCGCCCACCTGACCGCCCTTGGTCGTGCCGTCGAGGGTCAGCGTGTCGTCACCGCCGATCGCCGCATATCCCGTCACGGCGTTCGCATCGTTGTCGAGCAGGATGAACAGGCCGTTGAACGTGTCCGTCGCATCGGCCACCTTGATCGTATAGCCGGACGTGTTCAGCACGGACACGACGAAGCGGTAGCGATCGCCCGTGCCGGTCGCGGCGGGCAGCGTGGCGGCAAGAGCCGCGTCCCCGCCCACCTCGCCCAGCAGGCAGGTTCTGCCGGCGTGGAGCGCGGCTGTGATGGCGGTGTCGCCCGTCAAGGTGACGAGGCGGCCGGACACATCGGCGGCGGCGTTGAGCTCGGCCGCGGTCGCGGTGATCGCCTCTCCCGCAAATTTGAGCGCGCCGCCGGATTCGATGTCGATCTCGCCGCCGGATGCGACGACCTGACGGTCACCACCTTGTGCGCGGTAAACCTTGGGCTGATATGTTCCGTCTGCCATTGCAGTCTCCGTTAGTTGCAGCGACAAGATTGCCGCCTACCCACTCAAGGGACGGGTGAAGAAGGGGACGGGCGGCAAAGTGCCGCCCGCCAAAGCTAAGCCACAATTACGCCGGCGGGTTTGCTGTCGGGGCGTGCCGCGGATTGCCAAGAATCCAGACGCCGGCCAGGAACAGATTGCCGGTGTTGGCCGTGGTGTCATCGATCGTGGCGCGCAAGTATTTCTTGGTACCCCGATAACCGATCTTCCGGCACTCCCCATCATCACCGAAGGCGAAGCCGGCGAGCGCCTCGGTGCCGATCAGATCGGCGTCAGCGACGGCGGTATAGGTGCTGTCGTCGTCGCTTTCCTCAAGCAAAACCGACCACACGGCGTCGGCATCGGTGAGGGTACCGGTGATCAAGGCAAGCACGACGGATTCATAGTTCTGACGATTGCAACTTGCGGAAACCTGAGCGGTGCCGTCGGTCACCGCAGCCTTGGGCGCGAACGCCGGCTGCAGGTGGATATTGTTCATGAGGTCTTTCATTTTGTTGTCTCCTGTCCGATGAATGGTCGAACGAGTGTCGGGCCGGCGGCTCAACCGGCCCGACACTCTTCTCCGTTACGCGTTACGCCGAGCAGACCAGCGCCCGGACGGCTTCCGCCAGCACCATCTGGCCGCCGATACGGCGACGCATGATGAAGCGGATGTTGCCGGCGGTTGCCTGCGTGAACGGATCGCGGAGCATCTGCATCGCGATACGATCGACCAGCACATAGGCGCGGCGGAAGTCGCCATAGGCGACGCATTTCGCGCCGGCGCCTTCGTTCGGCATGTCGGGCATCTCGACATACGGATCGCCGTCGATCGTGTTCGGCTTTCCGCTGGCAAGGCCAGGCATCCAGAGATATTGCCCGTTGCCGTCCTTCAGCTTGCGCACGGAACCCAGCGTCGTGCGATTGAGCACGAAGTTCGCGTTCCGGGTGTAAGCGGTCTTGATGGCGTGCTTCAGGGTCAGTAAGCCATCGGCCGTCACGGTCGTCGCCGCGCCGGAGTTGGTGGTCGCCAGATCGGGATGGGCGAGGAAGCCCTGCGGCTTGCCAACGCCATTGCCGCTGACGATCGCCGCGCCTTCGGCTACCGCGAACTGCTCGATCGATTCCCCGCGCACTTCCGCTTCCATGTCGAAGGCCGAGTCTTCCAGCATCTGCTGGGAGATATCGATCAGCGCATAGATTTCATGCGTGGGAATTTCCTCCAGCCCGTAGGCAAGGCCGGTGGTTTCCGAGCGAGTTCCCTGCTCGGCAACCCAGACGGCCGCGAACTGGCCCGTCCGTTTCGGGATCTGAATCGACTTCAGCGCAGTCTGTCGGACACGGACCAAGGAGCGAGCCGGACTGATTTCGGTCTCGCCCTTGATGATCTCCGCGACGAACTCGATCGGCGCGAGATATCCGCCCGCGGTGTCGGCCGACACGTTCAGCGACTTGTATTCGGCGGTCGCATCTTCGAGGGCCTTGCGCTGATCGTCGGGCAGATTGGCAACGCCCATCGTGTGCGCACCGACGGCGCCGCGAACCCAGGTGTTGACCATCGCCTTGAGTTCGGCGCGCTTGTTGTCGCCGCCAGCGCCGGGGCGCTGCATCTTGAGTGTGAGCGCGTCAAGAGCCGTCTTCACTTCGTCGGCGGCGTCCTTGGCGGCCTTGGATTGCAGTTCGACCGCGGTCACCTTCTGGCCCATCGGCTCATAGGCGGCGATCTTGGCCTCGAGCTTCGCAAGCTTGTCGACCGTGGTCGGATCGGCGGTGCCTTTGGTTTCGATCTGCTTCAGGCGGGTGTCGTTCGTGGCCTTGAATTCCTCGAACGCAGTCATAAGACCGGTGACGGCCTCTTTCACTTCGGGTTCCATTGAAGGACTCCTTATAGGGTGGAACGGATCTTGCGGGTGAGCGCACGCAGCGCTTCCGCACCTTCGCCGTCGCCGTCCTCATCCCGAGGGTCCGTTCTGGCTTTGAAGCCGCCTGCCGCAATGGCTTTGGCGGCCTTATGCGAGTACCCGCCTACATCCCGTAGGAAGTCCTCAAATTCACGAATCGTTTTGATGTCGCGGGCGGCCTTTACGCCGCTCACCCGCGCGCGATCATTACCCGGGAACGTCACGATGCTGACCTCGCGCAGATCGACCGCCTCCAATCGCCGGCGCGGATCTGTCGGCTTCGTCCCGTTGGTGGCTTTCTTGGTGACATACCCAATCGACAGGCCGTCGAGCACGCCCGACTTCATGCCCTCGTAGAGGTATTGTCCCTTTTCGGTTTGCAGCGCGAAGAGCTGGCCTTCGACCTTCAATCCCTTCGAATTCTCTTCCATCGACAGCCACTGCCCAACGGGAAGCATATCTTCAGCCGTGCCGCCGAACATGCCGCCGCCATGCTGCAGCATCATCGGCGGCAGCTTGCCCTTCGCTTCCCATTCGCGAAGTGTCTCCTTGAAAGCGCCTTTCTCGATCACATCACCGTAGGAATCGACGTTGCCGAAAATGGCGCCGTACCCGGTGAAGAGGCCGGCCTTCTCGCCAGCTTCGAACTTCATTTCGAAGTCACGACGCTCCGAGCTCGCGGAGGAATCCTTCCGTTCGAGGTGTGGTGTCGCTGCGCTATGCATTTGCCCTAACCCTCTCATTCCTCGGGTTCTTCGGAAGCGGCCGGCTTGCTCGGTGGCGCCGACACAGGAACCACATTGCCTTCCTCATCGACCGTCGCCATGTTTTGCGGAACCAATGGGTCGCTGAGCCCAGTCCGCTTGTTGAGATTCAGCTTCTGACGCGCCTCGTTGCGATCCATAATGCCGGCGCCGGTCATCTCGCGCAGGAACTGACCCTTCGCGGCGATGTCCGCATGCAACAGCGCTTCGATGACGAAGTCCGCGACCACGCCCGCGTTGCGCTGTGCTGGCGTAATTAGGTCCCGGCGGATGATGCCCTTCCAACGCGCGAACCACGGGCCGAGCGTGTGGATGTTGTGCGCGTTGAAGAACTGCTCTGCCGACGCGAATGTTGCGGTCTTGTCGGAGTGCATCACCATCAGCGGAAACACCCGCGTGAAGCGGCAAATTTCTTCGATCTGCATACGGCGTGTTTCGAGATGCTGTGAATCGACACCAGACATGGACATCGGGACAAATTTTGCGGAGTCGTCCAGGATCATGGTCCTGAACTTGTTCGCCAGCCCGGTGAATTCCTTCATGCCCTCCTTCAGGCGCTTGATCTGGTCATCCTTCAGGCCGTTCTTGAACGAGATGAGTCCGCCGCCCTGCGCGCCATTCGCGTGAAAACGAGCGTGGGTCTCTTCGGTAGCGATCGCGAGCCCGATGGCATCGCGTGCTTCCTGAACGATGTCGAGGCCGCAATAGCCGTTCCAGGACGGGCCGCGGAGATGAAGAATGCTTGAAGGCGCCAGCGTCTCCAGCGTCTTTCCGTGAAGGTCGAAAACCTCATATCCGAGCGTGTAATCGGCAGACTGCACCGCTTTGACCTGGTGCGGCATCAGCGGGATGATTTCGCGCGGCTCACCCTTGATCCGATTGATAAAGGCGTAGCCGCCCTTCGCCAACACCGCATGCAGCGTCAGCGTCTCGATGAATTCGTAGGCCGTCATCCACTCGTTGGGTTGATCGTGCAGCAAGCCATAGAGCGGCAGATTGCGGGCAACCGTTTTATCGCCGTCGTCAGTCTCGATGTAGGCTTTGATCGGTGTCTGGGCCACGCCCTCGGCTATGACACGCGCGCAGGCCAGGACGACCGAAACCCGAAGCGCTGAATCGATATTGACGGAAACGCCTGATTTTGCACGGGCGTCGTCGCCGAAGAGTTTCGACCAGGTGAGAGCGGAAATGTCGGTCGACTTCCGCTCCAGGCCTTCCGCGAGACTTCCGAAAAGGCTGCGCATCACTTGCCCCGCCCTGTCAGAAGTGCAGTCGCGACCAGCATCATGCCGGCGATGATGTAGCCGGCCGGTTCATAGACGAGGCCAACGCCATAGCTAATCAAGCCAGCGCCGGTCAGCCCGGCCACGTCCCGCGACAGGGCCGGCGAATTGCTTGCCACCCAGGCGATCGCCGCGAGGGCGCGCGCACGCAAATTCATGCCTTGCCCTCACAGGATGAGAAGATCTTGCGTTTCGAGATAAGACCTTCCGCCGGCCGGCGAAGGGTTGGTCTGCATCACGCTGACGGAATCGAATACGGCCATAACCGGGTCTATTTTCGCGTCACCGGCAAACTGTTTGGTCGCACGGATTGCCGTGGCGAGCGGCTCGATTTTCAAATTTCCAACGCACCACGGCATCATGATGCCGCCGCAATGGCGGAAGGTATCGTTTGCGAGGCGCCGCTCCGTCGTCTTAATCGCGTTCATCATCTGGTAGCCTTGCGGCACACCGATGAGGAGCTTGTTTTCCTGGGTTACGTCGATCTCGGCTAGGGCATCGACGAATTCACCGAGGCCAGCAGGGTCGACCGCCACGCCGGCGAGCAGTCCGCGGTCTTTAATCTGCCGAATGATCTCGACCATCGCCGCGATATCGCCGAGTTCGTCGCCAACGATCGTCAGCTCGCCTGCCTTTTGAAAGTCCCGCAGCGTCGAGGCGATCGACTGCCGCCGTGTCAGCACGCCTTCATGACACCAGGCATGCGACCAGGACCACCAGCGCTTCATCTTGGTGATGACCTCGCGGCCATTCACCACGCCCTTGACGTCGATCGTATCGGGTGAGCGCCCAAGGGCGTTGAAGCCGAAAAGGTCGTCCAGGCCGCCGCCATCAAGACCGACTACCACCGATTCGCTGCGATCCAGCACCGCGGTGAGCGCATCGAAAGGCTTCAGCTTCGAAAGCTCCGGGTCCGCCTGCTTCGCCCAAAACTCGGCGCCGGCCCATCTATTCGATCGAAGGTTCAGCCCAATCTCAATGTTGAGATGCTGCGACGCCCAGCGCCGGATTTCCGTCTCGCCGGATTGCTTGGCTTCGTCGAATTCCTTTTCAAGAACATCGATGGTCACCGACCGGCCGAGGTTCGGCGTGACCATCGGCCAGAGCTTAGAATCGTACCAGCGCGGAATGGAGTTCGCTATCTCTGGCGGAAACTCATACAGCACGCTGAGCGTGTCGCCATGTGCGCGGCCATCGCGGATCGCCCTAGCCTTCGACAGTTCCGTTGCCATGACGCCGACGGGCGGCTCATCCGACTGCGTGGTGATAATGGCGAAGAACGCTTCCGTATTCGAAATGCGGCCGCCGCGGAGCTGGCCGAGCACGCGGGACGCATTCTTGTCTTTCGAGATGACATGGAGCTCGTCGACCAGCACGCCTACCGGTTTCACGCCGGTGGCGACGTCCATGTCGAAGGTCTTAATCTTCAGACTTGCGCCCGTGCGCCGATGCTCAAGCGTTTTCAGGTGATCGCGGGAGTGCAAGACCTTCTTGAGGTAGCCTTCCTGACCGTTTTCCTGGCGCTGCCAGTCGTCATCGGCCTCGATCATCCCTTCGGCCGCACCATAGGCGATCTCAGAAATGTCGTGGGTAGGACCGGTGAGAAGAAACTCGCCGTTCGGGCGCCTGTTCATCAGCAGCGCCGTCATCATCATGCCGGCGCCGTACGTCGTGTTGTGCGTCGGAATCAGTGAGCGCGTAACGAGATATTGCTTCGTCTCGCTTTCAACGGCGATGCACTGGACAGCCACGCTCTTGACGGGACGCACCGCGACGATCTGGCGGCTTTCGGAGCGCGCCGTGCGCTCTGGCCGCTTTTTCTGACGGCACTTCCGTTCTATCGTCGCAACCGGCGTATCGGCAAATGCGGTAAATCGAACGCGCCAATAAGGTCCATGATCCTTACCACGCAATATCGCCCGATGCTCGGAATACGTGGGCTTGAACCCAAGCGAAGCAATGAGCTCGCGCACATCGTCGCGAAGCGCGGGAAGGGTAGTCGTATAAACACATTCACCGCTGGTGGTGACGTGGCCGTCCGTATCCATCAATCCGCGCAGCAACCAAAGGCGCTGATCATGGGAGGCGCGCAGGTAGGCACCGGGAATATGCTTGTTTCCCAGGACGTGAAGCTTCACGGCCTCAGTGCGAAACCTGTAGGGTAGCCGTTCCGTTCGGGTGTTGGGCTCACCCAGTGTTATCGTCGCTGAGCCCTTTTCGGGATACCACGCTCGCACATAGGCCGGCTGGCCGTTCGCAACCAAACGCTCGACAATCGCGTCGGCGTCCTGGAGTCCAGTGGTAACTAGGGCCGCATCAGTAGCGCCGTCTCCTAGCCAAACGCCAAGGGCATACGGCGGGATCGTCAGTTCGGCGGCTGGGAGCGCAAGGGCTCCGCAGAGCGCCGTGCGGTGATTGTTGATCGAATACCGGCCACTCGGAACCGTAATTGATGCTGCAACCGCCGCCGTCGTCTTAACCGATGGCCGCGGCTTTGCCCGCTGAGCGCGCGCATTAAGCCGCTCGCGGTCACGGTGCGCATCCGTAATCCAGAGGTGGTCAGCGTCGCAGGTGACGGTTTCGCCGGTGCTGAACTCGACATCAAAACAGGGGCGCCCAAGAAAGCATTCGCTCTTAGCCGTGACGCGCGTCGAAACTCCGGCTGCATCCAGAACCAGATCGCCAACAGCGACAGCGCCCATTGTCGTAAAGCCCGACGGCGTCGCAATCTGAGTATCCAAGGCGAGCGCTTTGCTCGATTTCTTGGGGGCCAGCAGGAAAAGACCGCGGATCACCCGGGCGCCGGTCTCAGGATCCAGTGACCCCAGCACCGGACCGACGATATCCTTGAACCAATCGCCGCAGGCGACCTCGAGCGTCGGCTGGCCGGGGACGTCCGGCAACCGTAGGCGGCCGAACATCTTGACAGCGCGCAGCTGCTCGGCGGGATTGATGTTGATCTTCGGGACGAGGGAAAGTCCGCGGCGGATGCGGTCTTCCCAATCGGGGACCGCCAGGGATAGTTGCATGCGCTAGTTCGGTCGGCCGGACGGAGGAACGACGTCTTCCCAACTGGTGCCAGCCTCAGCGGTCTGTGCCGCGATGGCGGCCTGCACCTTCTTGCCCTGCAGCCCCACCTTCGCGGGTTGCTGGTCGGGCCCAGGATCGCCCTGGCCGTTGAACAGGAGGAAGACCTTCGCCGCGGCGACGTTGCCGCCCTTGCCGGAATAGAACATCGCGGCAAGGATGTCGGCCTTGCACTTGATCGGGCCCTTCTCGAGCTCGTCGCCGAAGTGCTCTCGTAGGCACTCCTCCGTGATTCCCAACTTGCGGGCGATTTCCGGATGCGAAAGCCGTGCGCCCGCGAGGATCATCGCCATCTCGCGCTGTTCATCGCTTGGCCGGAACACTTCGGTGCGCGGACGCGCCATCGCCAAGCCGGTATTTACTGTTTCTACCGGGATTAACCCCAACTCGGCGCCGAAATATTTACGGAGCGTTTTCTCCGCCAACTCCATGCGGCGCGCTATTTCCTCAATTGGGACCTTGCCTTTGATCAACCGCGCCACTTTGGCGCGCTGTTCATCGGTCGGTTTGAAAGCAGGACGGCCCATATCGCTCCGAGCCGGTATTTACCGGCAATCGACTCCCAGGATTTACGTCGGCAAAAAAAATCTCCGCGTGAGA